CGAACTATTGTTTCCGAAAAAGGTTTTGCCGTGGATGTAGCAAAATTAAAAAAGAATGAACTAATTAAATTGCTAGAAAGTGAATAAAAATTTATTATAATGATAGAATATATATAATGTCGTGGTCAACATGTTATTCGGGCTCTAATAATATAAATTTTAATTTTCCACCAATCATGGCAGACAGTAGAAATTACACAACATGGCAACCAGATGCTGTGGTAAATGAGCGAATTCAAGTTAAAGAAGGAATCCAATCTAATTGGAGCTATCGTCAATACTTACAAAATCACGGGCTTCAAATTATGAATTACAACACAATGGAATCGTGCTACACATTGGGATTGGACCCACATGTTAAATCAGATAGAACACCTTCTGAAAACGTCCCTTATAAATTTAAAGGTGTATTTGATACTAGCAAACCTGGTTTCGGTTATTGTAACAGTGATTTAAAAAACCCATACTTAAGCCGAGAACAATTAAATGCCAGATTAATTGCGCCATCTATTAACCCTGCCGATTACCAAAACATGGTGCCTGGTGTAAAAATGTAAATTATAATTAGACAATCCAATCAAAGCAAAATAAGTATGCCAAATTATTGTGTATATTGTATATTTATTATAACTCTCTCAAACAATATAATAACAAATTTAATAATTTATTATTATAGATAGATGAAAGTATTAAGTATTGATGTAGGTATAAAAAATTTGGCTTTTTGTCTCTTTGATAAATCTCCAACAGCTCATCAGTTTAAAATAACCAAATGGGACATTATAAATATATCTGAAAAAGAAGAAAGCGCAAAATGTATTTTTCTAGAAAAGGGTGTTGTTTGTAATAAACCCGCCAAATTTAAAAAAGACAATGTATGTTATTGTTTAAAGCATTCCAAGAAACAACAATTACAAATACCAACAACTGAGCAAAAACCATCGTTTATTAATAAACAAAAAATTCAAAAACTTTATGAGATAGCAGAGTTTCATGGTATTAAATACGAGGCAAAAATTAAAAAGGCCGATTTAGTTGTTTTAATTAATGATTTCATTAATAATAATTACTTTCAAACCATAGAAAGCACGAATGCGGCCGATGTAGATTTATTCAATATTGGGATAAATATTAAAACGAAATTTAATAAACTCTTTGAGCAAGAAGGAAACATTGATTATGTTATAATTGAAAACCAAATTAGTCCGAGCGCGACTAGAATGAAATCAATACAAGGAATGATTGTTCAATATTTTATCATGTCTAATTTAAAAGTTGAACATATAGAATTTATTTCTGCATCCAACAAGTTAAAAGATTTTGATGTAACAGACGTAAAATGTTCAGGAAAACTTAATTACAGCGATAGAAAAAAACTAGGTATAACAAAATGTTTAGGAATTTTAACATCTGATTTTAGATTTAATGAACACATTGAATATTTTAATAAACATAAGAAAAAGGATGATTTATCAGATTCCTTTTTACAAGGTATTTGGTTTATAAATAATAAAAAACTATAAATATTTAGAATAATAGACATTTGATCATTGTACATGGAACACAAATTTTATTGATACATTATTTCAATTTATTTATGAAATAATATATTTATAATTCGTAAGACTTAAAATTATATGTTCTATTTAATGAATAGATATAATGGCGGACATAATGGATATTACTGATCTGGACTTTAATGATAATGATTTTGGAAACAATAGCGGATTTGGCAAATCTACCAATTTCGGCGGAGGCTTGGAATTATTAATGAATGATAAAATTAAGGAATCCAATAGACCTAGCAGTGATATAGAATTGGATGATTTGAATAATTTAGAAAACGAATTAAATGACCTAGTAGAGGATATCCCTAGTAGCAGTTTTAAACCAAAATCGGATTTCTTCAACAAACCAAGCGTTTCTTTTGATGAGGGTCCTAGTATTAAACTTGGTGGATTTGATGAAAATACATTAGGTCAATCTACTGCCCAAACTGAAAGCGATTCTAAAACATGGGATGGATACGGAAAATTTAACAATATTCCTTTGAACCCAGATAAAGCGGTTCCATTAGAACCTAAAATGTCCAAGGATGAAATGCTAAGAGAAAAGTTCAAATATTTAAGAAAGTTAGAGGCTTTAGAGAAGAAAGGAGTAGAGCTATCAAAAAAATATAATATGGAATCGTCGCTTCAAGAAATGATGGGTGAATACGAAACTATCATGGAAGAAAAAACCAAACAGAACTCTGTTAAATTCCAAGGTAATATGTTGATGGCAGTAATTAATGGGATTGAATTTTTAAACGGTAAATTTGATCCTTTTGATATAAAATTAGACGGGTGGAGTGAACAAATCCAGGAAAATATAACTGATTATGACGAGATTTTTGGCGAATTACATGAAAAATACAAGAGCAAAGCTACTATGGCGCCTGAATTAAAACTTCTATTCCAATTAGGTGGTAGCGCAATGATGGTCCATATGACCAACACCATGTTTAAGAGCGCAATGCCTGGTATGGACGATATTTTAAGACAAAACCCAGACTTGATGCGTTCATTCCAAAATGCTGCCGTGAATTCCATGGCACAAACAAACCCCGGATTTTCCGGTTTTATGTCTAATGTAATGAATCCTGATCCTAGACCGTCACAAGGAATGGGACCACCGCCACCATTAGCTACACAAGGACCAAATGCGGTTCCACCACCAATGAATCGTCCTGGAAACAATAATTATGCAAGACCAGATTTGAATATGAGTCGCGGTTCATTTGGCGGAGTTGATGACGGCATTAGTTTGCGCGAAAATTTTGAAAGGACTGACGCCATGAGACAAGACAAAAGTAGTAAGCGTTCATCGGCACCGCGCCCAGAAATGAAGGGACCTAGTGACATTTCAGATATTTTATCTGGATTAAAAACAAAGACGATTAATATTCAAGAGCCAGTTTCACAACCAACAAACGATAACAGCACGATTAGTATTAGCGATCTTAAGGAACTACAATCGGAAGGGAATATGCCAAAACGTAGTGGCCGCCGCAAGAAATCTGCCAGTAACACAGTATCATTAGACATCTAATCCAATCCACTTTTGGGAAAAGCGTAGCAAAATTAACCCTTTTCCACTTTTGGGAAAAGTGGATCCAAACCTTCATTTTGGTAACCCCATATATAATTATAATTATTACATAATACTTATAATTTTTTACACTTTTACAAAACATTTAGTGAGTTTGGATCAACCTTTGTCCAAGATAGATTTATTCAAATTCTATTTTCATATTTTCCAAATGTTTGTATTTCGTTTGAATAAGTTCATTCAATGTATCCACTTTGATGATTTTATCTCTTTTCAAAATCTCTGAAGTTTCACCTATAAATTCTTTGGCGTTTTGAATGATAACATTAGCACATTTATACGCGTTATTCAATAAAGTAACAACTTCGTTATCTATTAGCTCCTTATATTTTTCACTCAAACTAGGATATATTATATTATTACCCATACCGTAAAATATAATCATTTTCTCCGCTAGTTTCAAAGCTTCTTCAAAATCGTTAATTGCCCCGGTTGTTACGGAAACATCATAAAAAACCTCTTCTGCAATTCTACCCGCCAATAATATCATTAAATGCTCAAACAAAGCCTCTCTTATATAAATATTACTAGTAGATCCTTCAAATACAGTGTATCCAGGGCTTTTTGGAGAAGACAAATTGATAACCACTTTTGACACCTTGGAATGGTGTTTAGATAATAAACCCACCACGGCATGACCCATTTCATGTATGGCAATATGGTCTATAATATCAGTAGTAAATTCGTGTTCGTTTGGTTGCCAACCTGCCATCATTTTATTCAAAACAAAATCAAAATCTTTATAACAAAATTGAGTGTTATTTATTCGTAAAGCATTCAACATCGCTTCATTTAACAAGTTCTCTATTTGAGCGCCACTTAAACCTTCCGTTACTTCTACTAATTCGTCTAACCCAATAGAATCACAATATGGTTTGCCTTTGATGTGGATTTTAATAATGGCTGATCTAGTTGTGCTATCAGGCAAACCAATAAAAATCTTTTTATCAATTCTACCGGGTCTAGTTAGTGCGTTGTCTAATAAATCAATTCTATTTGTTGCCGCAACTAAGAAAATGCCCGTATTATTTTTGAATCCGTCCAATTCCACCAATAATGAATTTAATGTGCTATCCCTCTCATTTGACGAGCTTTCTCCGTCAGTTGATCTTTTTCTACCGACCGCGTCAATTTCATCAATAAATATAATACAAGGGACGTTCTTTTTGGCCAGTTCAAACAATTCCTTGATTCTTGACGAACCAACCCCTACATATTTCTCCTGAAAATCGGAACCTGAAACTGGAATGAAACTACAATTTGCTTCTCCAGCCAAAGCTTTTGCCAAAAGTGTCTTGCCGGTTCCTGGAGGCCCTTCCAAAATTAGACCCTTTGGTATTCTTACATTATATTTGGTATATTTTTGATAATGTTTTAATATATCTACACATTGTTGCAATTCTTGTTTTACATTTTCATAACCGCCCACATCTTTGAACATGATGTTGAATTTTTTGAGGACTTCAAAATTTTTTGACTTTGTTTTGGGTCTTTCTACATATCGCGAACGCCCAGTTTGCTCGTCTTCATCAAACCCATTGTTATTATCATTATCATTTTCATTGTTATCGTTTCCAAAACCATTAAACATCCCATTGCTTATATTACCGTCCTCATCCAATTCAATACCAAGAGACTCTAATATATTAGATTTGTTTAGAATAATGCGTAATCTTGGACCTCTATTGTCTGTAGTATTTGTATCGTTTTCAGTATTATCAGTTTCATTGTAAAATTGATTTTCTGAACCCAAAATACTATTGGTTTGAATTGTAACATTTTTGGAATTCAACCTTCGCAACTCTTCAATATAATCTGGTCTAGTAATTGGATACCTTCTAACAATAATATTATAATTTTCATTTGGATTTGTATTATTACGAGGTAATCGTTCTTGAAAATATTTTCTAGCAAATGGATTATATCTATTTCTATCATTTTCCACGAGGACACGTCTATTATTGACATTACTTATGGTTAAACCATTTATACACGAGTCAAATGAGCAATATAACAAGGTAAACATAAATAGAACCCTAAGAGCTACCATATATACAATGAGAGAAAAGTTTTTATATTATTATAAAAAATATAATAATAGATGAAAATATCCAAATA